TTACATATGGTCCAAATTCAACCTGCTTTCATACAAAAGATGGAAGTTCTTTTTCATACACTCCTGAATGTTCAGGAGAATGGTTGATTGAAAATATACCTTGTACGACATCGACTGCTGGGTATTTATCAAACTTTTGTAATTAAATTAATAAAATATATTATATTATTAAAATGCCTCCAAAATCATTAAAATGTTCAAATAATTTTCAGAATATTTCTTTTAAAGCGCAAGCTCATCAGACGCGAGTTGCAAACGAATTTTTAGAGACAAATAACAGAGGATTACTTTTTTACCATGCTCTTGGAAGTGGTAAAACATGTGCAGCGTATTTAGCAATCGATTTATATCGAAACAGAATTGATAAAAAAAAGGTGATTATTCTTGCTCCAGCAAGTCTTGCAAGTAGTCATCAACATCAATACTGTAGTGTGTGCGGAGAACACCCGTCAGAATTTGAAAATGATTTCCAATTCTATTCGTATAATGATCGTCAACATGTTCAACAAAAACTTCCATCAAATATTCGAGATTCAATAATTATTGTTGATGAAGTTCAAGAAGTATTAAACGGCAAGGAAAATAATTCAAAAAGTCTTGTTCATGTTTACAACTCTGTTTTAAACTCGAAAAACTGTAAGATTATCCTTTTATCTGGGACTCCAGTTTTTAGTGCATTTCAAGCATCTCTTTTGTTAAATTTATTAAGTCCTGGAATAACTTCAATGAATAAAGATGTTTTTACAAAAGCATTTGAAAATATTCGAGATCCTGATTATCTTTTTCTCAAGTGTAAAGGTTTAATTTCATATGTTCCAATTCCAGATGAAACTCTTTATCCTAAACGAATCTTACCTGATATTGTGGATGTTTTTGAAATGTCTGAAGAACAGTTTGGACAATATAGTTCAATGAGAGAAAAAGAAATAAATGATTTAAAAGATATTCAAACAAAACTTATTCAAGCACAGAAAAATAAAAATGTAAATTTAATATCGAACTTGAAACCTTTTATGTTTATTAATCAAACTCATATTCGAAGTCGACAAATATGCAATTTTGCATATCCTATTGGTGTCAGTCGAAATTTAGAAACTGATAAAGATGCTTCTTGGATTTTAAATGACGATTCCGATATTCATATTCAAAATTTGAAAAAATATAGTCCAAAAATGAGAAAACTTATTCAAAGATGTTTAACACTTCCAGGAAAGCATATGGTTTATGCATGGTTTAAAAATAATAACGGATTGTATCTTATTGATGCTTATCTCCGTCATTGCGGACTGAATCCTCTTATTTTCTCTGGTGATTTAAGTAATGATAAAGCGAGGCATGATATTATTGAAAAATTCAATTCTCCAGATAATATTCGAGGTGAAAAACACAAGGTAATTCTTGTGAGTGGAGCAGGAGCAATGGGTATTAGTTTATTTGGAATTCGTCATTTCCATAATTTTGAATCTCAATTAAATGAATTTACAAGTATTCAAGCTGAAGGGCGAGCATTTCGAACAAATAGTCATCATCAACTTCCAGTCAATGAACGAAATGTTCAAGTTTATCGTTATTTTACAGACTTACCGAAAGTAAATGGTAAGCCAAGAACTGTGGAAAATGAAACAACAAGTACTGAAATGCAAATGTATCGTTCAGGTCTAATACGAATGAAACAAACTCAAAAAGTTTTAGATATTATGAGACGAGCTTCTTTTGATTGTCGAGAATCATATAATAGTGCTATTCATTCTCTATGTTTTAATTTTGAGGATGTCAAGAGTGATGAAAAATCGAAAAGTCAATATATGTTCGATGGCGTATTACCTTTTAATCAAAATGAACAGAAAGAAAGAGTCGAAGAGACATTTTTCGAACAAATCGAAGAACCCGATGTAAGAGTTGAAGAACCCGAAGAAGAAAAAGTCGAAGAACCCGAAGAAGAAAAAGTTGAGGTCAGAGTTGAGGAGTCTTTTCGTGAAGAAATAAACGATGAAGAATTGGAAAAGGAGAAAAAAGTTACAGAAGTAGAAGAAAAAATAGTCGACTTCGTTAAAAAAAATACCCCTGATACTTTGAAACGTCTTTCTACAAGTGCTCTTCTTGTCAGTGCTCCTCCTGTCGGTGCTATTTATCCTCTTCCTACAGACGTTCCGAATAGCATTCCTTCTCAAAAGATTGATAACTGTCATGGTATTCAAATGTTTGAAGATGAGTGTGATACTGAATTGTTTTCTGAGAGTACCCGAAAAAATCTATCGAGTTTTGCTCTCCATAAAATCGTAGAAAATGTTGACGCTGCTCCTCCCCGATTTCAAACAATTATTCCAGAAAAATTAATACTTCAAGAAAATAACAATGTTAACCCAACAATAAGAGATGATCATGTTTTCGAAGATGACGAAAAGAAAATCAAAGATGTTTTAACCGAACGTAAAACAGATGAAATACCTCACGAACCTCAAGAGTGTGATCATGATTATCAAAATTTTAACGATTTCCTCACAAATAAAAAAGTTCATCCAAACACAGCATTCTTTTTAATAGCGGGTCATGGAGGTCGACGAAATGAGTATGCTCTTCAACGAGCATACCCTAAATTTATTCAAAATTCAAAAGCTTCTCATACAATAACTGTCCGTATCGATGATTACATGAATCCTGAAATTCCTGATAATATAAATGGAGAACTTTATGATTTTAACGAGTTTTTACCTTCAGCTCCTTCAAGAAGAGATGATGAAAAAACATATCGTGAAAAACATGAAAAGATCCAAAAGTTTGAAATCTTAATTTCAAACTTTGTTAAAAAAATAAAGGAATCTGGAGGTATATTTATATTTGTAAATTATGTTTCGTATCGACTTCCAGAACAAAGAGTTGAAACATTTAGTGCATTCCCGTGGTTAAAGATGTTAAAAGGGTCGTCTATTATTCTTGAATGGACATATAATTCTCATTACCTTTCAATTGTAAATACTCCAATTCGATTCAAATATACATCGGATAGTTTTGTTGTGAAGAATTTGAACAGTAAAGTAGTTGCAACTTGCGATTCATGTGAAAAATCATATGTTAAAAATAAAAGGACGAATGAAGTTTTTGTTTCCGATTTAACAGATATTGATAATGCACAGATTGAACCGGTAATCCTTAATATGCAAGACTGGAGGTATAAAGGTAATGATGAAGAACCAACTTTTTAAATATAAACATTATTTGTATTCCATAAATAATGAAAACTATCCAAATAGATTGGCGAAAAATTAAACATATTCAACCAAAACTTCAAGATGGTAATATTTCACTTGAAATTAAACCAACTACAAGTAATTTACCTTATGTGACAGTTATAACCCATGTAAATGATCCTGTATTGTTTAATTTTTGTATTTACTCTTGGAGTAGCGTTCTTTATCCAAAAGAACTTTTAAATTGGGTAATCATTGATTCAAAAAATTATTTAACTCCAGAATCTCTTGGAAACTATAGTGAAGATAAAAGAATTCGGGTGATAAAAGGTGATAAGAGAAAATATAACACTATTGTATCTGAAATTTTAAACTTTCCTTTTGAAAAGACTGATAAGTCCCGAGAACATTTTTTCACACTTATGGAGTGCGGAGATGTATGGTTTCCAGATACTTTAAGTCTAAAATTTCGAGCATTAAAAGAAGGGTATGACTGTGTAATTGCAGATACACTTGCATATTATTCCCCTCTTGAAAACACGAGTTTAGCATATAAACTCTTTTTGAAATACCCCCGTGGAGGTTTATATTTCAAAAAGAGTTGGTGGGAAATGAAATCATCGTCTAAAATTATTGGAGTCCCTTATTTGGCAAACAGTATAACAATTGGAAGACCTTACGTTCATTCAATTCCTGTTCAAGCATCAACACGATTTTTTGATAACTTTCCAACAGATGTAAAAAACATGATTAAAAAAATAATGTTATTTGTTGATTCTCAGAAAATAGATAACGAAGCCGAGTGGTAAAGCTAAAGAGATAAAATAAAATGAAAATGCCTCTATCTCAAACGCAACTTTTGGTTTTTAACGCTATTACATGTTTTGTAAAAGATTTAAATGTTGAATTTGGACAAGTCCAACATTCTCTTGCACTCTATGCTCGATTAATTGAACATATGAACTTATCAAAAGAAGGAGCAATTAATAAAGTAATTCATAGCTTTACTCATTTCATTGGAGAAAATCAGACAGCTATCGAAGAGCGCGAAGAAAATAAACTTCAAAATGATAAAATTGGATACTCCGAAAAAGCATTCATTTGTTTGAAACCTCTTTTCCGAGTGGCTGAAGCTGATACAAAAGATGTTATGTGGAAACACATTTTAACAATTTATGGAATTTTATATCCAGATTCTCAAGCAAAAGAAATTCTTCGAAACATGAAATCGGAAGTTAAATCAGCTGAAAATCAATTGATTTCAGATATGGTTCAAAAAATAGTTCCTCATCTCGATCCAGAAGAGACAAATCCGATGCAAGCAATTATGGGGTTAATGACATCAGGTGTTTTTACAGAATTAATCGGAACAATGCAAAAAGGAATGGATAATGGAAATGTAAATATTAATAGCTTAATGAGTCAAGTATCAAGTATGCTTGGAGAACAATCAGATCCAACTCAAAAATTATTACCTAAAAAATAATTACATAATAAAATAAAGATGATTAAAAGAAATATTTCTTTTAATCAATGAGTGTTCATATCTCTAATATTTCTAAAATTAAAATTTGTCCATCTTGTGATTTTACCGTAACAAATTACTTGATTAATAATCATAAAAGAGGACAACCGTATTCTAAATCTCCAAGAAAAAGGGCTGGTGTATGTATATACAACCCATTTGAAAATAAAATTTTAGTAGTTCAAGTATTCAATGAATTTTTAGGATTACCAAAAGGAGGACAAGAAGAAGGAGAAACTACAATGCAAACAGCTTTACGAGAACTGAACGAAGAAACAGGAATTACCTTACCGTTACTCGATGAAAATAGTAAGGTAATATTTGATAGGACTTGCACCTATTACATTATTCAGACAGATATTTGTTTTACTCCAAGTTTAAATAAATTTGAAGGTAATGATGTATCAGGTGTTGGATGGGTTCATCTTGATTGTATATCAAAAATAAATGGTAAAATTACATCACACTTGGATAGGATGGTTAAATACATTAATAAACTTAATTCCACTAACTGACAATTCGTTTGCAATTGATAGGGTTGGTGTAATAATATAATAATTTTCGGAAGGATATTTTTTTATTAATTCGTTAAATCGACTTGAAGTCTTATCACAAGAGTGTTCAATTTTTAAATGAGATAGTCCACAGTGAAACAATTTGATTAAATTGTCAGAAATAGGATATGAACTTACAATTACCATATACATATCCTTTGTGTATGGTAAAAGATGAGTATGTTTTAATTCATTTAATGAAACACCGTCAAAGTCGCAAAAAACAACCTTTTTATACCGATAAAATTTTTCAATATCTTCACATACATCGATTGTATTTTGAACGATATTTCTTAAATTATTTTTTGAGTTATTCAAAACATAATCCCAATTTTTAAACTCGATATTTTCTGAAATATGACTTGTTATAAATTTATCATTACCATTTTCTTTCTCCATTGCTTCAAGATGACGATCTTCAGCATTGATACGAATAACTTTTCCACCTTTTGAATGAATATATTCAATCTCATTTGTAAATCGACAATCAGTGATAAAAACATATTCGATTCCTCGTTCCTCATATTGAATGAGACGTTCATTTAGGATATTCACCCACAAATTATCATTATTTAGAACATTGCGTCCCTCTTCAGTTCCAATCAACTGAAGTCGAGAACGAGTATGTTTATCTTTTCGTCCATAAACTTTGCTACGATCAAGACCTTCACGAACAATAGCTTCAGTTTTAAAATGATCAGCAAATGAAATAATCACATACGATTTTCCATTTGTAAAATACGGTGCAATTAAGTTCCGAACAATAAAATCTTTACCAGTTCCTGCTTTTCCGCTAACACCAATAAACTTCATTTATTTTAATAAAGTTTATTTAACTTGAAGATTCAATTTCATGACGAATGAAGATATTTTGAGTATTTATTTAAAAATATCTTTCATTTCTTCTTCAATGTGTTCCATTATAATATTATCACTTTCATCACTCTCGGTACTCTCTTCACTCTCGTCTTCCTCGATACTCTCTTCACTCTCGTGTCCTTCGTCGGTCTCGGTACTCTCTTCGCTCTCGGTGTCGTTTTCTTTTACAGTATCTTGAGTATTTTCAAAATCCAATACTGTTTTATACCCATATGAAAATAAATTTAATCTCTTACTTAAGTTTAAATTAAAATCAAATGCTTGGACATCTGGTTTAAGAGAAATAACTGTTGAATTTAAAGGAAATTTTTTCTTTAGACTAAAGAAAATATAGGGAATCATAGCTATTTTCAACAGATACATCACATAGTTTTGTTTTTTTGAACTTGAAATTTCAACAGGATTTATATTTATTCCAAGAATTTCATACTCAGGACCAGAATAATAATCAATAGGGAAATTATCAACCAGACCTCCATCAAGATATTCATATGAATTATAAAAAAATCTCTCAAATAATAAGGGAACATTTACTGTCATCCTTAAAGCTGTTAAACAAGGCATTTGAGGATAAGTATCAGCATTTATATATTCGGGTTCATTTTTCGTTAAATTATAAGTAACAAGAGTTAAATTTTTATTCATTTTATTTCGAATATCTGCAAATGTTGGTAAATAACCAATCTTATTCAATGTAAGTTTTTCAAAGTAATCTTGAATAATACAATAATTCACAAGTCCTTTCTGTTCGATAACACCCATAATATTTAAATTTTGAAACTCATCGATAAAATTTGACGCGCATATAAATTGTATCATTTCAAAAGGGGTGTATCCAATTGCTAAAAGATAACAAATTATCCCTCCAGCTGAAGTCCCTGCATAATTTTTAATATAGTCAAGCTTTTCAACAAGATTGTGAAGAGCTCCGATAACAGATATACATTTTGATGCTCCACCTGCAATAACCAAAGTGTTAAATCTCTTATTTATTTTTGAAGACAATGACATTTCTTTTTTCGTATGACTAAACTTTTTAGATACTTCTTATAAATGATTATTGCTGTCGTAATAACTATTATAATTTCAATTGTAATATTTTTCTTTATGAGGAAATATTATAATGAAATATCTGGAGACCCGAGTGGAACGACCCCGAGTGGAACGACCCCGAGTGGAACGACCCCGAGTGGAACGACCCCGAGTGGAACGACCCCGAAATTTAGCGATTGGAAAGACTCTTTAAATTATTATACTCAAATGAATACAATGAAACAATATTGCCATTTGAAAGGATATGATTATCAGGCTCCAGATGAAAAAAACGAATATGGAACTTGTATTTATAACGAACAAACATGTAAAGCAGATTCAAATCCTCATTGGGTAATGTGCCAACTTGATGCAAATTCGGGTTCATATTTAGATTCTTCTGGAAAACCTTGTAATCCTTCTCAGTTACCTTATCTTGAATGGCATACAGATTCTTCCGGAAATGGAAGATGTCTTGTTTCAAATTTCGTTCCAAGTTTCATAACAAATGTATGTGAAGCTCAAGGTCTCGGGGAATGGTACCAAGGTTCTCCGAATTGCGACGCGGATGGTTATTGTAAAATTAACCCAGATAATATACCAACTTGTAAATTAACACCAAAATATTGCGATAACATGGGAATGGATTATTCTTCAAGTAAAAATGGAATAGGCGATTGTACAATATCCGAAGGGCAACATATTGCGGAAGATATTTTTGGAAGAACAATAACTCGAACTGTTAAAAGAAATGCAGAAACAATGATTCGACAATGTAAACATGATGTCTTTTCTGCAAATTGTGCAAAAGGAGTTGGCACATTTATAACAACTCCAGGGCAAATAGCAATAAATACTGTTGATAAAGAATTTAGCGGATTTGTCGATAACATGAAGCTTGATTGTAGCGGAAATATATATAGTAATATGGATACATTTGTCAAATGCGGAGAGAGTTTATTCCCACAGTTTTATGTTGGAAAACAGGTTGTTTCTTTTGCTGATGGTATGTTGAATGGAATGTTAGGATGGATTCCAGGTGTTCCTTCAGGATTATTAACAAAGGCGATTGGGTATGTTGGAAAATATGGAGAAATTGCAATTAAAGCTTTATACCATGCTGGTGAAGATGCAGTTCATGCCTTTGAAATTGCAGGTGATTATACAGAATCCGCTTTGAAAAAT